GCAGATCACCGGCTTCATGCGCAAGCTCGCCATGCGTTAACTGGCGCTCTGTGCTGCGGTGACGCAGCTCGACGCAGATGTGGTACATGACCGGCTGCGACCATGGAAATTGCTCGCTGGAGATGAATTCGAACGAGCGGTTACGCCAGTCCCAGTATTCGGCGATCACCTGGTCAACGTTGACGCCCAGCGCGCCGCCGCTCTGCTTGCACCAGGCGACGAACTGGCCCGGCGACGGCAGGAATGGGCGCTCCTGGCGGCGGGCAATGCGCATGCCGGCATCGACCTGAGCCATGGTGTGGATCCCGTTCTCCTGAAACGCCAGCAGCCACTGACGGCGGAATTCGTTCAGGTCTTCCTGGGTGCGGAAGTTCGCCATGCTGGCCGGGAACGCGGCGCGCAGCTCGTTGAACAGCTTGTTGAATACCTGCGCCACCTGCTCGACCGGCGCGCACTCCTGGTACTGCTCTGGCAGGTTATGGGCCATGCGGCTCATCTGCTCGCGGTCGTGGTTACGCATCTGCTCTGCAAGAGATTTCATCGGATCACCCCATAGGCCCAGTCAGTGTTGTTGAAGTCCAGATCTGGCTTGACAGCGCGCTGCTCACCTCCGGCGTTACGCTGCATTGTCAGCTTGTCCCACTGCTTACGCAGGCTTTCGGGACTCAGGATGTTGGTCTGCCAGAAGTGGTGTTTGCTAGCCCAGTCATACAGCGCGCAGATGTCCTGGTGCGACCGGTTGTCTATCTGGCGCATCAGGCGAACAGTGTTAGACCAGGAGGTCATGTCCGGGGCTTTGCAGGTTGGGTTAATCAGCTTCACCCTGGAGGAAATCCACTTAGCTGTCTCGAGGTCTTCAGCAGAGCCCCACTTCGCACCGGATGGTGTGTAGACCGCAGCTTCAGGATGAGTTGATAAAAATTTCTTCAGACGTGCGTCAGAGGATTCGTCAGAATTCTCGGACGAAGATCTTTTAATACTGTTCTTGTTCTTGTATTGGGTGTCTACCGTTTTCGGGAAGGTTATTCCTGATTTCGGGAAGGATTTTCCCGTTTTCGGGAATTTTCTTCCCGTTTCCGGTTTGTCTAAAATCCATGCTGAAAGGTCAGTGTTTACACCGACGATTTTCATCATGCCCTGCTTCTGTGAAAAGATGATTTTGCGTTCTGCGAGAGACTTAAGCGCGTCCGATACATGCGTATCGCTCAGGCCCGTAAGCTCGGCAATAACCGTATTTGTCACGCGGTCCTGTTTCTTGTTCCAGCCGTAGGTAAGCCAGATCACCGCCTCAAAACATTGCCATTCCCGGCCTGACAGTCTCAGGCGAGGCTTAAGCTGTTGGATCTCGTTAGCGACCTTGGTATACCCGTTCGACAGGTCGGCCATACGACCTCCCGGTTGTTCGGTTTTATTTGGGAAATTGATTATTTCAGCGGTGTTTGACATACTTACTCCCGTTACTTGGCGTAACACAGTGTTTGGAAGGCCTTTGAAGTTACCGCTTCAAGGGCTTTTTCTTTTTTGGTGCCTCTCACATAACCCCCAGCATCGACGTGACCATCGTCATCAGTGGTCCCACCTGCTCCGGCATCAGTCGGAACAGCGACGCTATACCCTCGCTTACCTCTTTCAGTTTCTGATGCTCTGGAGCGTCCAGCAGCACGGCCTGTTTAGCCTCGGCACACTCTTTCATCGCAGAGGCGATCAGCGACATCGTGTCGTTCTGCGGCGCCAGACGGTTTCGGTACTCCAGCGGCAGGACCGACATGATTTCCGGGGCCAGCTGGCGAATGTTGTTGGCGGCGTATTCGGTATCGCCATCAATCCATCGAAACACTTTCTGCATCTGGCGGTGCGAGTCAGTCGGGATATCCAGACCGGTTCCGCCGGACGCCCGCCACTCTTCCACGATCAGCGCGGCGACAAATTCACGGCTTCGGCAATCAGCTGCCCAGGCGCGAACAGCAGCGCGGATCCCATCGATGTTTAACGCCGCGGAATCAGGCTCCCGGCGATTCTGGTAAATCATCGCCGTTGGCGAAAATTTGTTACCTTGTTGATACGCAAGTGAATGCATTGCTTTCCCTTTCGTGGTTAGGGCCGCCGTTAAGCGGCTGTTGTTTTATTCGGCTCATCGCCAAAAAGAAGCCATTCAGGTTCACATTTGAGAGCCCGAGCCAGCTCAACCAAATAACGTGGACGCTTAGTAGTCCCGGCCTCGATGGCCTGAAGTGATTGCTGTTTCATGCCAGCCAGTTTTGCTAACTGGTCCTGAGACAGATTCATCTCTTCACGTTTTTGCTTGAGGCGTTGAGAAATTGTTTCCATATCACCTCCACAGTTTTATCTGTATTCTGTGACAGTTATTTCTGTTTGTCAATTACAGTTTTAACTGTGACTATCAAGGCATACAGAGAGAGGGATTTATGAGCCTTGCGGATCGCGTTAAACAAAAAAGAATTGAGCTGGGGTTAACCCAGACAGAAGCTGCTGAGAAGGCCGGTATCCGGCAGCAGTCATGGCAGAGCATTGAAGATGGGAAAACTCTCAAGCCACGTAATATAATTGGAATAGCCAAGGCGCTTAAATGCGATGCTGATTGGCTAATGAACGGCGGCGCGTTTATGCCGATGGCAGAGGTCAACAGCAGGAGAGTTCCGTTGATAAGCTATGTACAGGCAGGAGCACTGGCTGAGAAAAACCCCATCGAGGCTTTCGATGGCAGCCTTGAATACATCCTCACTGATCTGAATGTGTCCCAGCACACTTTTGCGTTGCGCATTGAAGGCGACTCAATGGAGCCAGATTTCAAGGCAGGAGACGTTATTATCGTGGACCCTGAGGTTGAGCCAACGCCTGGGGAATTTGTTGTCGCGAAGAACGGCGGAACACAGGCAACCTTTAAGAAATACCGTCCGACATGGGTAGACCCTCTCGGCTGCCAGCATTTTGAACTGGTACCACTCAATGATGATTACCCTGTCATTAACAGCGATCACCAGCCTTTAACCATCATCGGTGTAATGATTGAGCACCGCATATATCGCAGAAAACGCTAACAAAATACTCTAAAGCAAACCGGCGTGGCATCCGGTTTTTTATTTCTGCTATAGCGAGATCCGAAAATTACTGCTCCAGCGTATAAATCAAAGACTTACAGAAATCGCCAAATCAAGTACCCAATATAATTCAACGTGTTAATGCGTGATCCATAATTTAAAAATAAATCAGGCTGCGCCTGCATCTCCTACATATTTTAACTATCCTGCGCCACCTGCTTATTCGGCAGGGAGAGAACATCAATAGCCAGCTCAACCGCAAGACTGGTATCGCTTTCCTGCCACAATACCTGAATCATTTCTATCAGAGCCTCTCTTGATGGCTCGCGCCTCTGAACCAGTAGCTGTAAAACGGCTATGCCGAGCACCTCCGCAATCTGCGGATGCAATTCAGTAAAAAAATCCCCCTCATTTGGCATAGCCAGAACTCCTTGAATGGTCGTTTTTTAATCATAAACCTCATCACTCAAAAAATAAATCACATTAATTTACATGTGGATATGTAAAAAACGACATAGAATACAGTTTTGTCTGTTGACGTAATTACAGTTTTATCTGTATCTTTATCCCATCGAAACGAAACATCGACAGCTGTGCGAAGTTAGCCAGCGGCGAAGTTGAGATTCGGTCAGTCGAACGGCGCGACAGTAAACCATGCGTCGGACCATAGGCGGGCTCAGGAAGAGCGGCAATTATGGCAAAGCGAAAAATGATTTATTCCAGTCCATTCGAAGCTGAGTGGGCTGTGCTGAATCACAGAATCTTTCACGCCCGATTGGGCATCACGTTCAAATGGCTAGCCGCTGCCACCCTTTTCGACGCGGCGCACCGTATCGGAGGAGTTATGTAACAGGTAACAGTGACGACTGAAAACCAACATTCAGCCCCGGATTATGCCGGGGCACACCGTTGAATGTTTTGGGGTGAGTGCAGAAGCAAACCTTCTCGGCGGAGGCGCTTGGCAATGAGTACGCGACCGGAGTTAGTCGCCCGGCTGTGCTCACCACCAAAACATTTCTCCCGCATCTGCGGGTAACGACAGAGGGTAAAACGATGGCATGTAAGTGTTTCTCAGAAGTGAAGGAGCGAATGGAAGCGCGCATTAAAGAGGCGCTTGGTGACTCAGTTCATTCGATGGACGAGTGCGATTTTGGCAGTCGCGTTTGGGTGCTCGAAGAAGGCGACTACTGCTCGGTAATGCTCCCGTTCAATGTCAGATATCGCAAGCGTAAGAAAAACGGGGATCCGGAGCAGCGATTAACAAATTCTGATACGAAAATCGCAATCAATTACTGCCCGTTCTGCGGAACGAAGTTCGAAGGTAAAGCCGCCTAACCAGCGGCTTTTTTCATACCTCAGTCGCTTCACCGAGGCGGCTTAGTTATGACAACCGGCGGCCATCCACCGCCCATTGAAACACTGAATAAATGCGTTGAAGTCTTGTATTAACCGTTCCGTTCGCCGCGATAAGGCCAAGAGGAAATCATGGTAAACCAGCAGCAGATCAGAGAGGCCCAACGGCTCGCGTCGTTCGCGGTACTCCATCGCAATGCTCCGGCGTGGGAAGAAGCAAAGCGCCTTTACGCCGTCGCCATCGGGAGGACTCTTCACTGATGGAAACTTTATTCGCACTCGTCCTGACCGTGGCAATGACCAACGGTGATTATCAGGATGTCATTCTCGGCGTATACGACAGCCCGCAGGAATGCAGCCAGGCGGCTTCAGAGCAGAAAGTGTCTGCTGAGTGCTGGCCGGTAGAAAGCATCCTCCGCAACGGCGAGTTCCCAGCGAAATCCATCGCGCAGCACTAACCACCCTATTCAACCGATCGGCCTAGCATTAAGCGGGCGGGATCTGCACATCCAAATTTCAGGAGAAACCATGAGCGAAGTAACGGACTTAACTGTCATCGAAATAAAGCCGGAGCAGGCGCCAGTGCTTTACAGCGCGGGTGGAC